ATTAAATTAATAATAAAAATGAAAAATAATGAATACAATTGAATAATTTAATGAATTAAACAATATAAATTAGTTATTATAACTATATACTCATAGTCATAAATATAATCATCGCACCATTGTAGCGTATATTAATGGTGTGATAAAAAACCCGGATATAAAATAAATAATTGACGTATTAGTGCAATTTAACACATTATTAATTTTTAGAATTTAAAAAGAATGTACAATTAATTAAACGTACATTTTATAACTATATATAATGTGAATGATATAATACATATATGTCCATAATTTAACAAAAAAGAACAATATGAGCAATCCGCATATGTAGTTAGCTCATAGTTAAATTATATTCTTATCGTGGTCGTCAAACGCGTTATTATCTTTATAATACTCTATGAGTATCTTACTATATTTTTTTACATCCCCAATTGTATAATGTATTGTATACTTTTCTTTAAATGATTCTATTACATAATCCTCTGTGTATACACCCTCAGTTAATTTAATTTTATTTAACTTTAATATTAAATGAATCTTTGTAAATATTTGATTAACCAAGTCTTTACTTTTTATTACATCCCATCTATCATTGCGATATACATAAAATTTATATTCTTTATATTGTATAGTTTTATTACTTATTTGTTCATCGTTATTATATATTATTCTTAGAAAATATATAAACATATCAATCATCTTAACATCCATTATACCATAGTATCTAAATTCATTTACTATACTACTATTGTTATATACTCTATCCGGATATTTCTTTTCTAATATACTATTTAACTCCATATCTAATGCACTCTTTTTAATAAATCTAATATCTTCCTCTCCAAAATTATTTACTTTTAATTCTTCTATTGTTTTTATTGTTTTATTTTTGTGTTTATTCTGTCTATCTTTAATTATCTCTAACAATTCTTTTTGATGTTTAAACAACTCTGTATTACATTCTTTTATAAAATTTTTCAATTTATTATTATCCTTATATTCATTTTTTTTATAATTTGATATAAATGATTTATAAAATAAAAATAATTCAATATCTAACCCTTCACATTCTACTATTTGTGTGGCTATTGTATATATTAATTTTAATATATTATCTTTACAATCAACTATATTAGTATCGTCTACCTTTAGTAACAATGATTCAAATAGTTCATCTTTACATATTATCCAATTGTCTGACATATCAATATTAAAACATACTTTTTTTATTAAATTTGTAAAATTATAAATATTAGATAAATCATCTGTATAGTCTTCTAATGTTAATTTTGATAAATCATCTATTTTTAATTCTAATTGTTCTAATGGTTTTGATTTTAAAAAATGCGTATGATATAGTTTTCCTTCTGGTGTGAAAATATTTATTATATTATTTGTTATATTATTTGTTATATTTGTTATATTTTGTTTATTTTTTAATTCTTTAATTTCTTCTTTTAAAGAATTTAATTCAGATGTTATATCCGGTGGATAACATTTTTTTATTTTTCTATTTTTATGTCGTTTTAATAATTGCTTTGTTTTAAATTGTTCTTTACAAATAGTACATTCTATTATTCTATTACATGGAATTTTTCTATTTATATGATTTTTATATTGTTGATTATTACTAAATTCTTTATCACATTTATCACATCCATATTTAATCATATTTAAAAAAATTTATATATTTATTTAAATATTATTAAAGGTATATTAATAATATTATAAATCTTTAATATATAATATCAAAATTTAAACATTATAATATAAAATTAAACATTAATAATATTATATATTTCATATAAATTACATAAATATCTATTGTAATTTATTTTAACTATATCAAATTTTAATTTTGTTTATAATTTGATATAGATAATTTTTATAAATTTAAATTCTTAATTTCCTTTTCAGCAATTAATTTTATATTTAATTTTTCTATTAAATTTTTTATTTTTAATAATTTTAATTTATACATTTCATTATTTACTTTATATTTTTCTAAATATTTAAATATTAATTGTTCTAATTCTATAAAATACTCTGTTTCAATAATATAAATATACCTAAATTTATCTTGTAGCATTAGTCCTGTATTATAAGCTGATAACCTTGTATCTTTATTAAAAGTTTGACCAATTTTATATATATCTTGTAATTCGTAACATAAGTTAGATACTATATATACATATCCAATTATATTATATTTTATATATGTATTATTTTTTAAATTTCGATTTTCTTCCTGTAATGTTTTTATTTCTTCTTTTAATTCTATATTTTCTTCTTCTATACTTTGTTTAATACATTTATTTTTTCTATTCAAATGATTCGTTAATATTTGGTTCGTTTTAAATATTTTATTACATATAGTACATTTAATTGTATTATCACAAGATATTTTTTTATTTAAATGGGTATCTAAATTATATTTTCTAGTAAAAGATTTATTACATTTTTCACAATTAAACATTATCAATTTTTAATATTTTTATGTTTAAAAATTAATACTATATATAATAATAATATATCAATTCTTTAATATAAAATATTAATTATTAAACATATAATTTATACTTTTAAGTATAAAATATTAAAATTAATTAAAGAATTTGTATATTCTTTATACAAATGGTCATTATTACGATATCAAAATTTAAGTAATGTTTAAATTTTGATATACATATATATTAAAACTAAAAATAAAAAAATTATAAATTTATAATCTTGAAATTTTGAGATGAAAATATTTTCCCAATGATTTTTTCATCTGATAATTTTGAAATTAATATTTCCAAATATTTTTTTATAGTTTTATAGTTTTATATATTTGTAGTTTAAAAAAAAAAATTATATAATTTTAAATATTGTTTTAATTCATTAATTTTAAATATTCTTTTAATTCATTGATTTTATATGTACATTTTTTAAGTTTATTATTATAATATGGAATATCTTTTAAAACCATTTCACCGTCACAATATGATTTCACGGCCCCGTTATCATATTGATCAATACCTTTATTTATATTTATAATATGTTTATTATAATTATACATTTTAGTTTTAATATTATTAATTGTATCTAATAAATAATCTATTGCTGTATTATTATATTCATTTTTTTTATGTACATCAATATATTTATGTCTTAGTAATAATTTTACAATATCCATATTATTATTACATACTGCATCCATTAATGGAGTAAATGGATCGCTATATATTTCATCATTTATTTTATTAATATCAATATTTGCATTATTTAATATAAATTCAACACCTTCTTTATTTCCAATTCTACAAAGATAATTTAAAATTCCATTATTTTTAATATTTAATAATTCAGTTAATTGGTTTTGTTCACTTGTATTCATATTTTTATTATTATATTATTAGTATATTTAAAATCAATTTTTTTTAACAAAAAATAGATAGTTTTAAAAAAAAATATAATTATACATTTAATTTAATATTAATAATGTATCATTAATATCGGTTGTATACATATTACCATAAGCACCATTTTTATAAGTACAATCAGATATATTTTTATTTAATATTTTTTTTAATTCAATTTTAATATTATCATTAATTTCATAATTAGATATCACATAATCTAATAATTTTCTATTATTAAAATAACTTCTAGCCCATTTTAATAAAATATTTTCACCATTATAAATTTGATCATTTATATTTAATATATCTTTATGATTTAATAATATTTTTAAACAATTTAAATTATTACATAAAGTTAATGCATTAACTTTATATGCATCACAATCATCAGTATATTTATTTATATCAATATTTTTATTATTTAATAGTAATGCTACAATTGTTATATTACGAGATGTTACTGCACCCATTAATGGAGTATATGTGTCACTTACACCATCATCATAAAATTCATTAATATCAATAGAAGTATTATTTAATAAAAATTCAACACCTTCTTTATTTCCAAATCTACAAAAGTTATATAAAATTCCATTATTTTTAATATTTAATAATTCCGTTAATTGGTTTTGATTATTTGTATTCATATTTGATTATTATTATTATATTATATTTTTATATATTTAAAATTCAATTTTTTTTACTATAATATGTGTTAGATATGTTAAAAATTATATATTTATGTGAATCTAAATATAATTTTATAACAAAAAAATAAAAATTATATAATTTAAAAGTTATTTAAAATTCTATTCATTTATATTTTTTTATTATCCATCCATAAAGTATTTAATTTAGTTAATTCATCTTTAAATTGTTTTAACTCTTCATCGGTTAATTTATATGTTAATGTAAAAGAACCATCTGTAGATGTGTCCCAAATATAATTTCTAATAATAAAATTATTTTTATTAAATTTAATACCTTGAAATCCATTACAATCATGTAATTTTAAATATTTATCTTCTTTTAATAATTTATTTAATGAATTGTTAAAATTATGCTCACTGAAGAATTCTTCAATTGCATTTGTTGGTATTTTTCTATCCATTGTATTCTCAATATAATTTCTATTTAATAAATCCATTTCAAATAAGGTGGTATTATCTTCTTTTTCTTTAATTTTAAAAAGAATTCTTTCATCTGATTCATGTAGTGAAATATTTAAAGTAGTCATTTTGTTATGTATTTATAGTTAGTTATATATAATAAAAAATTATATATTCAAATTTGAATTCAACATATTGTAAAATTTAAAAAAAAATAAAGTACACCAAGTTTAATTTAACAATTTAATATTATTTTCAATCTCAGTTTTAATATGATATTTTTCTAAGTAAAACAAATAGAAATCGGAATTCTTACATTTTTTTGGATGAACAATTTTACCAGTTATAACATTGTGTTTTGCTTGTTTATTTAATACCATTAACATATCAAAGATTTTATTATCTAAATTAGTAATATTAAAATTTAAATTAAAAGTAGAAAAGTATTCAATTAATAAATCTCTATTAAAATTATAAACAAAATGTTTCCTTGATGGTGATTTAAAGTTAGGATATTTTGTACATAATTGTTTTACAACACTTTCACAAATAGTTTTCTTTATTTGATTATCTTCTAAGTAAATAGAAGGAATAGCAATTGATTTATTAATATTAATAAATTCATCTATAATTTCTTGCTCATTAGTTGAATAATTAATATGTAAAATTACTTTAATATTCTTATCTAATTGTAATGCAGCCGTATACCTATGTAAACCATCTGTGATTTTATATTTTTCATTATTATACCATACATAAATAATACCAGGAATAATTTTTATATTATTATCTTTATAATATTTTGTTATATCGTTAACTCTAGTATCACAAACAGGTCTATTTTTTTCCCAATTTATTAATTTATATTTACTAATAATAGTATTCATGTTTGTTTTAATTATTTCAAATTTATTTGCTTCTTTATGAATTGATTTTAAAACCTTTTTATTATCTATCAATTTAGTATTTTCTTCTTTTAATTCTTTAATTTCAATATCATATTCATCTTTAATTTTATTAATATTTTTTTTATGTTTATTTTCTAATTCATTATTTTCTTTCATTAAACGTTCAATTTCTAATTTCATTTTAAAATTAACGTCCTCATATTCTTTTTTAGAATTTTTATAACTGTTATTATCATTTTTTAACTCTTCGTTTGTACTTAACAAATTTTCATTTTCTTTCATTAAATTATTAATAATTATTTTAGATTCATCAATTTCATTATAATCGGTAACTTTATCATAATCATCATATTCACAATCGTCTATTTTTTTTATAAATTTATTAAAGAATTCCATACGTATATTATAATTAAAATAAATATTTAAAATCAATTTTTAAAAAAATATAAACAATTTAATATTTAAATTGTTTTTGGTTTAGTAGTAAGAATAACAGTATTTTTTTCTAAATTTTTATAATATTTAATATAATTATATAATTTAGTTTTAGTTGGGTAATTTTCAAACCAACTTACATAATCATATGCAGTTTTCCCTTCTTTATTAATACATAATGGATTAGGTTCATGATCAATTAATTCATCTATCTTTTCATAACGAATTTCTAGTTTACATGCTAAAATAAGAGCAGTATTACCATTATTATTAATAATATCCATATCAATATTTGGATAATATAATAATTCTGTAATTATCATCGCAAGATTAAAATTTGTTTTATATTTACTATAATTATATAATGCATACATTAATAATGTGAATTCATATTTTTTATCTGTTGTATAAAATAATTTATTAATTAAGATATTTTTATTATTTAATAACAATTGTTTACAAATTTCATATCTATTATTATTAATAATAATTATTAATAATCCATGTAATTCATCTTGAGTTAATTGTGAATTATATTTTTCATATATATATGTAAAATTGTGTAAACTATTACAAATTATTGAGTCTTTTAATTTTTGAAAATAATTACAAATTGTTTTACTATGTAAATTATAATCTTCTACACATTTATTACACTTATGACAATGTACACTTTCAATACTAACATCTTTATCACAGTGTTCACATAACATTATTTTTTGTTGTTCTTCAACTACTTTAATATAATTAGTTTCCATTTTGTTATATCCTTTATATATGTTTATATATTTAATATAACAAATCAATTTTTTTATTATATATAGTTTTATTTTTAAATTAAAAAAAATATTAAAAATGAATTTGTAAAACATATTGAAATTAAAATTATTTTTTTTTATCGTTTATTACAATTGGAAATTTTTTAAATTTCTTCAACCCAGTCATCATTAATAAGTTATAAATTTGAATTTCATCTGTTTTATTAATTAAATAATTACAAGCAAAACATAGTGATAGATGTGTAATAAATGATGGAAAATTTATTGTAATATATTTAATATAATTAATATCTTTATGAAATAATAAAGCACTATATAATAATGTATCACGTGGTTGTAAATTTGTATATGTATATAGCCAATGCAATGCTTGAATATTCTTATTATCAATAGCACGATAATATGCATGATCAGTTAAATTTTGAGAATACCCATTATTAAATAAAAATTCAAGTATGTCCAAACGATTATTAGTAATTGTGTTATCTAATGCATTTTTTGAAAATATTAGTTTATGGTGATTTAATTTTATAAATTCCAAGTTCCCTTCTTTTATTGCATCATCACCAGTATATTTTTTATATTCCAAGTCATCCTTAGATATATATGTATATATCTCTATATTATCATTAAATTTATGTACAATTAATTCCTTCATTGGTTTATTAACTTCATTTTTAAGATATCCCATATTAGTATTCATTATTATTATTATTATATTATATATTAAAATTTAATATAAAAAATCAATTTTTAAATCATATCCTATATATTACATTCGTATATCACAGTAGTTTTTATAATCTAATAAAAAATTGATTTTTTTTTTAGTATAATTATACTAAACCATAATGGATAAAATCAATCAATACTATTTTCTTGATATTATCCCATTAGATATATTACATTATATTCTTTCAGAATATATTGGAATTAATGATGATATAAATACTCATTATAAAATAAAAATATTACCAGAATTGAAAGATAAAATTAAATCTCGACATAGTGAATATATAGATTGGTTAAGCTTATCTATGAATACGGATATTATATATATTATGGATATACCGTATACCCTTTAATATGTGCCCCTAAATTTACAAAAAAATAATATATTTATATTTTTTTTAGTTTATTTATGTAATTTTTTATTATAATTTGTATAATTATAAAAGTATAATTTATTTTTTTTTATTCATAAAGTCTAATAAATTAGAAGGAATAACAAATAATGAATTAGAATTATTTTTTGAAACAGAATTCCATAATTGAAATTCTCGTAATCTTAATGATATAGGATTTTCTTTATAAATTTTAGCAGCTTCTTGATATTTTTTTGCAGTTTGTACATCAGCTTCAGCATTTATTATTTTTGCCATTGCATTACGATCAGCTTCTGCTTTTATACTCATTGATCTTTTCATTGATTCATCAAAACTGATATCTCTTAATTCAATTTTTATAAATTTAATTCCCCAATTATCTTCTTCTTTTTTTAACGAATTAATCATTTGAGTATTTAATTTTTTACGATTTTCAAGAATTTCATTTATTTCAACACAACTTAATTCATTTCTTAATGCAATTTTTGATATTTCATTAACTGATGAATGTATATCAGTTACATTAAATGTAGCCATTTCAGGATTAATAATTTTATATTGAACAAATCCATCAACATTAAATGTAACATTATCTTTAGATATTAAACTTTGTCTTTTTATATCTTGTATAATTTCTTTTATATTTATAATTTTTAAATTATGATAAAATGGTATATTTAATCTTATACCTGGTTTAACAAGACCTTTTTTAATATTAAATTTACCAAAATTAGTTCTTACTCCAACATTACCATTTTGAATTATTGTAATAAAATTTCTTTTTAAAATAGTGTTAATCATTATATTACTATTATATATATTAAAATTTAATATAAAAAATCAATTTTTTTATTCATATCATATATATAGTATATTCGTATATCACACTAGTATCGATAAATTAACAAAAAAACTAATTATATGAGATCCGCATATGTAGAGTTAAAGAACTATAGAACCTGCATTAAATGAAGATAAATCTAAACTACCAAAATCTGTTTGAGTTAAATCTAAACCACTACTAAAATCTGTTTGAGTTAAATCTAAACCACTACTAAAATCTGTTTGAGTTAAATCTAAATCACTAAATTCTACTGGTTGTATAATTGTAGGTGTAGATGTAGGTGTAGATGTAGATGTAGTTGTAGATGTAGATGTAGGTGGAATTTCTGGAATAATTGTTAAATCTTGTCCACTAATAGCCAAATCTACATCTTCAGGACTTATACCTAAATCAATAACTGGTGGTTTTTCAAAAATTGCATCAACCATTTGTTTAACATCATCTATAATATCTTCTGAAGGTACAATTATTCCATCATCATTAGTATTTATATTACCTCCACTGCCTGTATTATCTTCATTACCTGTATTATCTCCATTACCTGTATTATCTTCATTATATGTATTATTAGTATTATTAGTATTTACATCATCTGTATCCTTAGTTAATGATTTTGCGATAATAACTATTAATGCAACAAGAAAACATAACCAAACAATAATGAGAAAAATATATATTTTTTTCATTGTTGTTTATTGTATATATATTATATATTTTTATATTTTTTTTAAAAAAATTAATCAAATTTAACATATTGTAAAATATGATCTGGGTGATATTTAACTATTGTGTAATACTCTGCTATTTTCCATAATGTTTTCCATTGTTTACTTTTAAAAAACTTATATTTAATATACCATCGTATTATTTTATACTTTGTATGATATTCTCTTATTTTATTTTTATTATTAATTTGTAATATTTGTAAATTAGGTAAATATATAATATTGTTAATATTAATACTATTAATTATATATAATTCTTTTATATTTTGTAATTGTCTTAATTCTTTTAAATTTATACAATTTTCAATCCATAAAGATTTAATATCTTTAATATTTTTTATATATTTAATATTATTACAGTCACATATATGTAACCAATCTATATTTTGTAAATTTTCTATATTTATTAAATTTTCATTTTTATATATAGATAATGTAAATAAATTATTTATATTAGATATAGTTGTTACATTATTACAACAATGTACTCTAAGTGAAGTTATATTTTTTATATTATTTACTTTATTAATAATTTTACAATCAAATATCCAATATGTATCACTATATGGTATACCATCACAAATTATACACATCTTATAATAAAAAAATAATAAAAATTCAATTTTAAACATATAATAATATTATATTTATAATAATGACAGAAATATATAAAAATATATATGTGGGTTCACTTGAAGAAGCATTTAATAATAAAATAATAAGTAAAGTCGGTTCAATATTAAATGTAGCTAAAGATTTAAATATACCAGAAAGAGTAGATCATAATTATTTACATTTAGGTATTAACGACGATGATCCTTCTGAAAATATTATAGATATTGTAGAACATTGTATTGATTTTATTACAGTAAATATAAAAAAAGGAGTATTAATACATTGTCTTGAAGGTAAATCACGGTCTATTTGTATAGCATTAATATATTTAAATATATGGGAAAATAAAAATATTGATTATATGATTGAAGAAATATCACAATTAAGAAAAGTGGATATATATCCATTATATTTAAAACAAATTAAAGAATATTCAAAAACTGATAAATATAGAAAATTAAAAAATCAAGCAACAGAAATGAATTCTATAATAAAGAGACTTAATAGAGTTAAACGAATGAGTAAAGAAGAAAGAGAAAATAATGTATTTAATGATTGTAAAATATGGTTATATAATTATATGAAAACTAATGATTTAACATTTAATCAAATATTTACAATTATGGGTATAAACGATGATGAAAAAAATAATAGCAAACATATATTATTATATGGTATTTATAATAATGAATTTAATGATCCAGGGACTGATAAATATATATTTTTAAATAAATTAATTCAGTTAAAACAAGATGTTGAAAATAGTACAGTTTTACTGAATATAATTAAAGATAATTTAAAAGAAAGAATAGAAACAATAAGTATATTATATGAAAAAGAACTTAAAGAATATGATATTACTACAATAGAATTAGTATCAGAAAATCCATATGAAGTTTTATTTTATACAAATGAAAATAAAAGAGATGAGTTAAATAAATTAATTGATATCGTAAAAAAAATATTTATAATAGATAATATTATTCCTATAATAGATAAAAATAATATTAATTTTTGGGTTTATTGTTAAAAAAAAAATTGATTTTTTATATACATATTTAGTATATATAACAAAATACAACTAATTATAAAGAAAATGGGAAATACTAATTCTGGATTTGATACATATTTGAGTGAATTAACTACATTAAATATTCAAAAAGACACTAGTTCATTATATGAATTTATGTTTAATTATATTTGTGAATTAAATAATTTAACTGAATTGGATTTATCAGGTTGTAAAAAACTACAAGATGAACATTTAGTTAATTTACATAAATTAACTAATTTAAAAAAGTTACATATGGAATATTGTTTTAGATTAACAAATAAAAGTATTAAAAATTTAAATGAATTAATTAATTTAGAAGAATTAAAATTAACAGATTTTTATGATGGTGATGAAGATAATATGGATTATTATTATTGTATTAAAGATGATGATATTAAATTTATTTCAGAATTACCTAATTTAAAAGTATTACATCTAAATTGTAGTAATTTAACTGATAAAAGTATGGAATATATTTCTAATATTTCTACATTAGAAGTATTAAATATTGAATTTAATAATGGTAACATTAGTGATGAAGGTATTGCATATTTATCAAAATTAACTAATTTAAAGAATTTAATTATTTATAATTCAAATGATAAAATCACTTCTAATATGTTAATAAAAAATTTACCAATTTCATTAGAATGTTTATCTTTTAGTGGATTTAACTTAACAATTGATGATTTTAAAATGTTATCAAAATTAACTAATTTAAAATCATTAGTTAATCGTAGTTATGGTCTAAAAACTACAATTAATGATGAATGTATATATCATCTTCAAAACTTAAAGAATCTTGAAAAATTGGATATTACTGTATATAAAATAACTGATATTGGATTTGAATATATAACTAATATTACATCTTTAAAAGTATTACGTTTTACAAGTTGTGAAAATTTAACAGATAACGGTTTAAAATCAATTTCTAAATTAATAAATTTAACTACATTAGATTTATATAATTGTAAAAATATTACACAAAATATTTTATTATATGTATCTAAATTACCAAATTTAGATAAACTATGTATTCAAAGTTGTAATAATATTCATTATAATGATTTACTACAATTAAAAGAAAATAAAACATTAAAAAATTTATATATATCTATTGAACTTAAAAATGGAAAAAATGTTGGAATGATTACAGAACAAGAATTAACTGATTTAAAAAAAGAATTACCGAATATTAAAATTGATGCATCAATGTCAACAAGTTTTAATAATTTTAGTTCTGGCAAAATTTGTTAATAATAAAATACATTTATATAATTTTTATTTTTTTCACTATAAAAAATAAAATTTATATAAATGTTTTTATTTCTTTTAACTTTTCCATTATATCTTTTATTTGATCTTCTAACTCATTTATCTTATTTAAAATTTCGATATTGTCATCTTTTCTATGATTCTTTAATAATTTAACTATTTCTTCATTTTCATTATCATAAGCAAATATTAATGCCGTATTGCCTTTTTTATTTTTAATATTCATATCAGCGCCTTTTTTTAATAATAATTCAACGCATTTTTCATATTCATATAAAGAAGCCAATATTAATGCCGTATTTCCATTATTGTTTTTAATATTTAAATTAGCATCATATCTTAATAATTCTTCAACACATTCTACTTTTCCACTAATAGAAGCCAATATTAATGCCGAATTTCCATTAATGTTTTTAATATCAACATGAACCCATTTTATTAATAATAATTTAACACATTTTTTATTTCCATTTTTAGAAGCCAACATTAATGCAGTGTCTCCATTATTATTTCTAATATTACCATTAGCACCATTTTTTAATAATAATTCAACATATTCTATGTCTCCTTTTTCAGAAGCCAATATTAATGCTGTATTCCCACATATATCTTGAATATTCACATCAATATTATATCTTAATAATTCTTCAACTATTTCTGTTTTACCTACTTTATACATATCAATTAATATTTCTTTATTTTCATTTAATAATAATAATTCAATAAATTTATCTTTATTATTACATTCATTATTAATCATCTCAAAATTGTCAAGTTGTATTTTAGTTTTTTATATTATATATACTTATTATATAAATCAATTTTTTTATATTATAAACATTTATCATAAATTAAAATGAGGATTATACCATTTATATTTTTTTCCTAATAAGTCTAATAAATAACTACTTGACCAACCTAATGCTCCACAAATAATATCACCCATTGAATTATATATTGTATCTGGTTCAGGTTTACCACCAGGCCAAATAGTTAAATATTTATTTATAAAATTTATACCAAAAGATGAATTTTCTATAATTTCAAATATTATATGAATTATATTCCACACAATAAAAGATATATTCCAAAAATAAGAAGTAGCACCTACTGAATAATGTAAAAAGGAATATTGATCTAACATATATTTTCCCATTATTAAAATAATAAATATATATATGTATATATTTATTATTTTATTTTTTATTAAAAAAAAATAAGAATTATTAAAAGAAAATGCAAACATAATTTTTTTATATTATAAACAATTGATTATATAAAATATATATATTTATTATAAATAATGATTTGTAATATTTGTAAAGAACCAGTTGACAATAACACAACTTATATGTGTCCTAATTTACATAAATTCCATTGTATTATAAATTATAAAAAAGGAGAAATAATAAAATGTACAGAATGTAATCTTAATTTAATAATATATAGTAATAATTTATTTACAACTAAAGAATGTGAAGAATTGATAATTCAATCAAATAATATTGGATTTACCGATACACAAACTAATAAATTTGGAGAAGAATATATTAAAAAAGATATGAGAAATAATACAGCATGTGTAATTTCTAATGATTTAACTACGACTTTTATATATGATAGAATTAAAAAATTTATACCATTTGTTGATAATATATATGGAGAATTAAGAGTTACAAAATATGAAAAAGGCCAATTTTGTGGTGAACACACAGATAATAAATTTATGAATTATAAACATAATGATAAAATTATTAATAGTAAATATACGTTTATGTTATACTTAAGTGATTGCGAGGGTGGAGACTTAATATTAAATATGAGTAATTTTAAAAAAATTACAATAAAACCTAAAATGGGTTCTATAATTATATTTGATCAAAGTATATATCATAGCGCTAAACCAGTGATACAAGGTGTTAAATATAATTTAAGAACTGAATTAATTACATATGGATATGATGAAAATCAAGAATTACGTTTAACGTATAATGGCTTAGATTCTTAAATATTAATATATTTTTTATAAAAAATAAAAAAATATATAATATAAATTATTTTTAATAAGTATGATAAATTAATGATTTAATATATATACATGGGTGAGACCAAAAACTTGGAACTTTTGCACCAGCTTTTATTAATAAATGTATGATATTTGAATTTCCTTGTTGTATAGCATATATTAATGCTGTTTTTTTTTTAAAATTTTTTAATTCTATAATATTATCATATATACATTTATCACATTCATTATGTCTTTTCATTTTTTTTGATAATATTAATTTAACACATTCTGTGTTATTTCCAATTGCTGCTAAATGTAGTGCAGTATTTTCACAATTATTTACAATACCAATATTTGGAATAAATTCCATAATTTTTTCAACAATTTTTGTATGACCTTTAGCTATGGCCAAATGTAATGCAGTATTTCCGTCTTTAGTAGTAGCATTAACATTTGCACCAGATTTTAATAATAAATTAACAATTTCTACAAAATTATTACACGTAGCATCAATTAATGCAGTATTTCCTTGTTCATTTATACTATCAACATTTGCCCCAGCTTTTAATAATACTTTAACAATTTCCGTATGTTGTCCTTCTATTGCCAAATATAATGCCGTTTTTTCTTTTTTATGGACAGCATTGACATTTGCACCTTTATTTAATAATAATTCAACCATTTTTATACATCCTTTTATTGAAGCTACTCGTAATGCATTATCTAGATATTTAGTTATATCACAAGTTGTATCATAACTTAATAATAATTCAACAGTTTCGATATGGTCATTAAATACTGCAAATCGAAATGCAACCATATTACACTTATAATTTTCAATATACATATCTGCACCATAACTTAATAATAATTCAACCATTTTTATATTACCTTTTTGTGCAGCAAACATTAATGCTGTGCTCCCATGTTTATTATCTTTAAAATCAACATTTACACCATATTTTAATAATAATTCAACTTCTTTATAGTTATTTGATCTAACTAAATCAATTAATGAATTGTTCAATTTAATTAACTCATTAATTTCATTTGGATTATTATATTCTAGTTGTTTAGTTACAAGTACAAGAGCCATAGTTATTATTAGTATATATATATATATATTATAAAAAATTAAATTCAATTTTAAATTCAATCAAATTCAACATATTGTAAAATATGATCTGGATGGTATTTAACCTTTGTGTAATATTCTGATATTTTCCATAATGTTTTATATCTTTTACTTTTTAAGTATAACATTCTTTTAATCCATTTTTTAACTTTTTGTTTAGCATAAAATATTTTAATATATTCATCTTCATAAACCCCATCGTAATGACTCAACAATTTTAAATTAGGTAAAATTGGTATTTCTTTTATTTCTGTATCATCACAATATATTATTTTTAATTTGGGTAAAAAAGGTATTTCTTTTATTTCTGTATCCTCACAATATAATTCTTGTAAATTAGGTAAAAATGGTATTTCTTTTATTTCTTTACATCCCATACAATCTAATAAAATCTCATTAACATCATAATCACCTTCGCATATTACACACATCTTATAATAATATTATAAAAAAATATATTTAAATTTAAATTTGAATATATGAATATATATTTAATATAAAAAATGGATATCAATACACAAATTATAAATTATTTAAATAATAATACAAATATTTTATTAGATGCTTGTAAAAATAATAATATTGAATTAGTTAAATTATTATTGGATCATCCAGATTTTGATATTAATAAAGAATTTGAAGTTAAAGATTCTAATAATAATACTTATACACAAACTGTATTAATTGAAGCAGTAATGAATAAAAATATTGAAATTATACAATTGTTATTACAACAAAAAAATATTGATATTAATAAAAAAGCTTGTTATGGTAGTAGTGCATTAATTGTAGCAGTAGGACAAAATAATTTTGAAATTATACAACTATTATTACAACATAAAGATATTGATATTAATATTAAATTTCGCCATGGGGTAACTCCATTAATGATGACAAATAGTCATAAGATATTCCAATTTTTATTATCACAACCAGATATTATGGTTAATATTCAAGATGAAGATGGTAACACTGCATTATTACATAAATGTATTAAATATGATGAAAGATATGATTCTAGTGTGTTATACTTAATCAAAATATTATTGGATCATCCAGAAATTGATTTTAATATTAAAAATAATAAAGATAAAAATATAATCGATTATAGTAATGAGAATACTGGTTTATTATGTTATTTTATAGATGAATATAAAAAAAAACATAATATTTAATTTAACACAAAAAAAATAATTTTTTTCTTATTTTAATAATAAAATATATAATAGTTATATATTTTATAATAATGATATTATTAGATTTTGACAAATCAATATTAAATACCGAAATCAATAATTTAAATGATTTAAAATTATTTTTCAACAATACAAATATAGAAATATTAGAATATTACATTAATAAAACAATAAATGAAGAAGAACGTAAACATTTTTTTAAATTTATAATAAAAGGTATATTTAGATTAGCAAAATTGTATAAAAATAATATAGAAATATTAGCACAAAATGATAATAAAACATTACAGTTAACTAAATTACAAATAGCTATATTATTATCAAATTCATTTCTATGTTTATATAAAAATGATAACAAAAATTTTTCAAATATGAATTTTAATAAGTTATATTCGTCTACAAAAATAAAGAATACTATTGTGAATTCTAGTTATGGTGACTATATGAAATCAATTGCGGTAGATGAAATTAACAATGGAGATGTTGAAGATATTTTTAATTTAAAAATAGAGAAAATAAAATTTATAATAAACTATTTTGATAAATTTTTACGTATAACTGATGATAATATATTATATCAATGTTGTATATTTGAAAGAAGTTCAATTAAACCAACAGATTATAATTTAATAAACAAAAAGTTAACATGTGTTGAAATAATACAAAATAAAGGAATAGATGAATCATCGTTAATATCCGATAGTAATATATTAAAGGTTGATTTTGCAAATAAATTCATTGGTGGTGGTGTCTTGAAAAATGGGTGTGTACAAGAAGAAATATTATTTTTAACATATCCAGAATTAATAGCAATGTGTATATTTACTGAAAAGTTAAATGATAATGAAGTTTTATTTATGCTAAATGTAGAAAAATATTCAAACTGTAGTAATTATGGATATGATATAATATATAGTGATAATGATAGTAAATTACATTCTAATTTTGTTGCTATAGATTCAATTAATTATACAAAAAGTAAACAAAATCAATTTAGTATAGAATATATTAATAGAGAATTACATAAAGCTTATATTGGTTTCAATCATACTGAATATGAAATCATTGCTACTGGTAATTGGGGATGTGGTATGTTTGGTGGAAATCTTGAATTAAAATTCTTAATACAATGGTTGGCAGCTAGTTATGCTAATAAAAAGTTATTATATTATCCATATAGTTATGATAGTAATGTTAGAATACAAAAAATATATAATCTTATTTTAGAAAAAAAAATGAATACAATAGAATTATATATGTATATTATTAATATGAAAAATTGATTATATATGTATATTATTAATATAAAAAATTGATTATATATCAAGTATATATATATAATAACTAAAAATGCAAATTAAACACGAAACTACTCAATGTGAAGAAGGATATTTAAACATTAATGTTGAAAAGAAGGATTTTATTAATTTATGTAAAGAAGGAAAACTTGAAGAAGTTAAAGAATTAATTAAAGAAGGTATTGATATTAATCAACAAGATAATAATGGATATACAGCATTAATAGTATCTACATATTGTGATAATGTAGAAATTGTTGAAGAATTATTAAAAGCTGGTGCAAAAACTGATATTAAAAATAATAAAGGAGAAACATCATTAACTTATGCCGACACAAAATGTGCCAAATTGATTGAAACTCATAATGAACAAATTTTAAAAAATAAACATTTTGAAGAGTTTAAAAAGGAAATGAATATTAAGAATGATTTTATTAATTTATGTAAAGAAGGAAAACTTGAAGAAGTTAAAGAATTAATTAAAGAAGGTGTTGATATTAATCAACAAGATGAAGATGGATGTACAGCATTACATATGGCTTCATACAATGAAAATGTAGAAACTGTTAAATTATTATTAAAAGCTGGTGCAAAAACTGATATTTATGATGATGAAGGAAATACCGCATTAATAGCGGCCAGATCTATTGGTAATAAAAAAAGTACCAAATTGATTGAAACACACAATGAACAAATTTTAAAAATTAAACATTTTGAAGAGTTTAAAAAGGAAATGAATATTAAGGATGAAAAGGATATAAATAAAGAATTAATTCAATCAATTAAAGACGGAAAACTTAATGGAGTTAAAGAATTAATTAAAAATTGTATTGATATTAATCAACAAGATGAAAATGGGTGGACAGTATTACATTATGCTGCAAAATTTGATAGAATCCAAACTGTTGTAGAATTATTAAAAGCTGGTGCAAAAACTAATATTAAATCTAATAAAGGGAATACAGCATTAGATATTTCAAACCCGGGTAGCCAAATTTTAATTGAAAATCATAATAAAAAGAATAATTTTATTCAATTTATTAAACAAGGAAAACTTGAAGAAACTAAAGAATTAATTAAAGAAGGTTTTAATATTAATCAACAAGATAATGATGGTGATACAGCATTACATTGGGCTTCATCATATGAGAGATTCCAAATTGTTGAAGAATTATTAAAAGCAGATGCAAAAACTGATATTAAAAATAAACATGGAAGTACAGCATTAGAGATTTCAAAACAATTTGATCATAGCGAAATTTCCAAATTAATTGAAAATCATAATAAAAAGAATAATTTTATTCAATTAATTAAAGACGGAAAACTTAATGGAGTTAAAGAATTAATTAAAGATTGTATTGATATTAATCAACAAGATAAAAATGGATGGACAGTATTACATTGGGCTGCACGATTTAATAGAAACAAAACTGTTGAAGAATTATTAAAAGCTGGTGCAAAAACTGATATTAAATCTAATAAAGGTAGTACAGCATTAGATATTTCAAAAAATCATAGCCCTTCAATTGCATTATTAATTATAAAACATAATAAACAAATTAAAATTAAAGATTTTAAAATCAAAATTAATAATTTAATAGACGAATTCTTTAATAATATTTAAGATTACATTATATTTATATTTTTTTGTATATTATTAATATAAAAAAATAAAATTTGTCTAATTTTTTTATATAATTCTGAATTACAATGTTTACATTTACGTATTTCACATAACTTACGCCCTGGAATAATACTTCTTACACAAATTGTAAGATCACAATTTACACAATTATTACAATGTGTAAATTCATGATAAACATACATATCACATTTTTTGCAAAATTTATAATTTGGATCATTCTCATATTTCTTTATATAGTTATTAAATTGATTAATCTGTGTGGTTATAATACTATCAATATCCATATTGTTATATATAATTTATAAAAAATAAAAATCAATTTTATAAATACTCATTAAATCTATTCATAAAATTATTATTATAAACTTCGTTTGGAAATGTTAAAACTAACAATTTCCAATCAATTAAATCTTTTACATCTTCCAATACATCATATACATAATTATCAACATCAAATATAATATCTATTGCATCATAATGTAAACTTTCAGAGTCAAAGTGTATATTTATTATTTTCATATTATCGTCTTCATCATCGTTATATTTATTAATTAATGAGTTATTATTATCATAAACATTAATAGTAATGTCTGTTGATAATGAATATGCAGTTAATGTTAATTCATCTCCCCATTCGTTATTTTCTCCAATTTTATTTATATACATATCTATATTATCAACAAAGTCTTTAAAGAATTCTTTATGTTCTAAAATATAAGAAATACATTCCTTTTTTATATCTATAAAATAATCTTCATTTTTAAATAAAGAATATGATATAGCTCTAAATTGACAATTGCCATCACCAATTATATCATGCCTTTTAAATAATGGATATTTTTTAATTATATCCATTATATGTATTTATATTATAAAAAAATCAATTTTTAATATTTTAATAAATTAAATTTTTCTAAATTTATTTCAAAACTAAATGATTTATCCATATCTTCTTTACTATAATCACTTATTGGTGTTATTTCTTTACCAAATACTGTAATTGTATTTTTAGGTTTTTTTAAGTATTTTTTGTATTTTCTTTTAATATCTTTTAAGTCTTCTTTATTTTTTAAATTAATATTTTTATATGTTATTTTATTTCCATTTACATGTTTTTTAAATCCATAATGATAAAATTGTCTGTTTAAATTTGATATATTATTACTGTTGAAATATTTTGGCAATATTTCAGTTTTAAACAAATTTTTATTATGTATAGTAATTGTTAAATCATCATTTAATTTAATTATACTTTCATCTTCATTAATTAACATATTATATAATTTAAACATAAACGGGTGGTTATTCATTATTATATTATATTTTTATATTATATTATATTTTTATATTATAATTATAAATCAATTTTTTTAATATATTGTATAATATACATATAATGATATATGATTATATTATCATAGGGGGAGGACCAGCTGGTTTAGCATTTGCTAACTGTTGTATTAAAAATAATAAAACAGCAGTTATAATAGATAAAGAAAATTCATTAGGTGGGTGCCATAGAGTAATTAGAGTAAATGGATTATTTACTGAACATGGTCCAAGAATTTATAGTAATAGATATAAAACATTTAATAATATTTTAAATGATATGAATATAAAATGGGATGACGTGTTTGCCGAATATGATGAAGACTTTATAAATATTAATAAAAAAACTATTTTTAAAAATTTAAAAATTATAGAAATTTGGCATATCTTATTTAGCCTTATGTATCTAAATATAGATACTAAATATAGTAAAAAATTATCACTTAATGATTTTATGATAAATAAAGGGTTTACTCAAAATTCTAAAAATTATATAAATAGTATATGTATATTATCTAATGGTGCAGATATTAAAACTTATTCATTATTTAAATTTTTATCTCTTCTTAGTCAACAAGGATTTTACAATTTATATCAACCGAAAATACCATTAGATATTGGATTGTTTAATGATTGGTATAACTATTTGATATCATCCAATTTAATAGATGTTAAATTAAATTCAACCGCTGTTAATTTTATTAAAAATGGTGATAAATTAACTACTGTGATTTGTAAAGAAAATGATTCAGAAGTATCATATAGTGCAACTGATTTTATATTTGCTATACCACCATATGCATTAAGTACAACTATTTATAATACACCTTTGGAAAATTCATTTGGTAATCATTCAGAATTAACAAATTATTCTATTAATAATATACATTTAGAAAGTATTTCAATTTCTTATCACTTTGATTCTAATGTTGATTTATCTAAAAATTTATCTATACCGTATTCAGATTGGGGCATAGGTTATATTGTAGTATCTAATTATATGAATTTTCAAAATATAGATTCTAAAGTAGTTATAAGTACAACTGTTGCAATGTTAGATAGAAAATCTAAATATACAAATAAAACAGCAAATGAAAGTAATAAAGATGAAGTTATTATAGAAGCATATAGACAATTAAAATTAGTATTTCATAAATTACCAAACGTATATAATGGTGTTATGTCTCCAAATAATTATAAAAATATAAATAATGTATGGAAAAATGTAGATACTGCTTATATTAAAAATATGGATGAAGTTGGTATACCATTCCAATCACCTGTTATACAAAATTTATATACTGTAGGTACACATAATGATACATGTAAAAATAATTATACATCTATTGAATCATCTTCTATAAATTCTATAGAATGTTTTAAACAATTAAATCCAAATTCTGAAACATATGATATAGAATTACCATACGAATCAGCACCATATGTTTTATTATTATTCATATTATTAATTCTTATTTCTATTAGTTGTGTATCAATTATAGGAAAAAAAGGATATAAAAAATATAAGAAAATAAAACATATAAATTAAATGTTATAATAATCTTGATTTTCTGTTATATATAATTTTAAACCATCGTTCAATCTATTATATTCTTCTTTATCTTTTTTTGTTGAATTAATTGTGCTACTATATATAGATCTATAATATTCTGAATTTTCTGGATTTTTAATAATATGCGTAGTTAAATAAAATGTAGATATTATAGATTCCATACAGTTACATCTACATGTTAATTCATGGTTTAATTTATCATAATATAATGTATTATTTAATTCTAATACTTCGTATAAAATATCATCAGGGATATATATTTTAATAGTGGCATATAAAAAATCAAAATGACTAGTTGGAAATTTATGTATTATTAATTCATCTTTTAATATTAATTTTTCAATATGTCCACGTTTATTCCAAACTGCATAACCATTTTTTTTATTAATTATATGATCTGGTTTACCGAACTCTGTTTTTAATTCTATATATTTTTCTTGTGGAATTTTATTAACAAATTGATTTAATTCATTAATACTAATATAATATATTATTATTAGTATAAATAATGATACAAAAATCATTATTTATTTATATTATATTATATATAAAATAATAAATAAAAAAAAATATAATTTGTAATTAACATACATATTCTGGATTTTCCTTATATATTTCTGTTGAATTAAAATAATTATGAATTATTTTAATTATACTATAATATATAGTATCTGTTAATTTTACTCTTTTATTTTGAATATAAATATCAGTTTCGTACTTACGTTTTCTATCTAATTTAATTTTTTTATTTTTAATTTTAAAATTAGTATCTCGTTTTCTTTTATTATTCATTGTTTATTATTATATTATATTATATTTTTAATATGATTTATTAATTTGACGGCATAACTTGGTTTGATTTGATATTATCCATAACTGACTTCCTATGGGTTGCATCTTTTAATGTTTGCCAGTTTGGGTTATCTAATTTTTTTCTTGGTGCTTGGGATAATATTTTTGCAACACTTGAGTCTGGGTGTAGTATAGATTCATTAATATCTTTGATATCTTTTCGTTGATATACTTCCATTAAACTAATTATCATAAAGAATGCTAAAAATTGTTGTAATGTTACTAACATTTTACTCCACTTTTTATTTGGTGAAATATCACCATAACCAGTTGATGTTACTGTTGTTACTGTGAAATATATA